TTGTTGAGGGAAACAGAGACGAAGGTAAGAGATTGCGAGAACGCTTTCTTAGTGGTAACCCTGCATTTAAATCTCTTAAAGGAAGGATTGAAAGAGCAGCAGGGAAAGGATTCCTCAAAGGGGTAGACGGTAGAAAAATATTCTTACGACACAAACATGCAGCGTTAAATACTTTACTTCAGGGTGGTGGCTCTATCCTTATGAAACAAGGATTAGTCTTACTCGAAGACCTTTTAAAACTAAACACAATTGATTATAAGTTTGTTGCTAACATTCATGATGAGTGGCAGATAGAAGTTAAAGAATCTCAAGCAGAATTTACAGGTCAACTTGCTGTTGATAGTCTTATCAAGGCAGGTGAACATTTAAAGCTTCGTTGTCCTATGGATGGTGAATACAAGATAGGAGGTAATTGGAGTGAAACCCACTAAAGAAAACAGAAAGAAGTTTGATATAGACTTAGAGTATGGTACAATCAGAGAAGATAAAGTAGCAGAAATGCTTACCAATAAAAAGGTAGAAGTTAAATCTGAACGTGGCATGTGGATGAAGACGGGCAACATAGCAATTGAATATCAAAGCTATGGTAAACCCTCTGGTATCAAAGCAACTGAATCAGATTATTGGTTTCATAATCTTTGTATTGGAGACAATGAATATTGTACACTTGTTTTTAAGACTGATGTTCTTAGAACTATTGTTGATAAACTTGATACATTTAGAACTGTATCTGGTGGAGACCATAACGCAAGTCAAATGTACTTAGTTAATTTACAAAAGCTTTTTTCATCTGATGTGATTAAAGCATTTAAGGAGTTTGAAGATGGCAAAAAAGAAAACAGTTGATACAGTTGTAGAAGATATTTACTCTACTATTTCAGCCTTAACCAAAGGCCAGGATATAAAACTAACCGATAAAGACTTAAAAGTATTTGGTGAAGACATGGCTGATGCCTTAAAACAATGGGCAACACCACGAGGTGCAGATAAAATTAATGTTAATACTCTTCGTATGTCTAACATTGGTAAACCTCAACGACAGTTGTGGTATGACATGAACTTAAAAAAAGAAGGAATCACTGAGTTTGAACCTAGTACTTTGATTAAGTTTTTATACGGACACCTATTAGAAGTATTGGTTTTATTTTTCGTTAAACTATCTGGGCATAAGTTAGACTCACAACAAAAAGAAGTATCAGTTAGTGGTATCAAAGGTCACATGGATTGTAAGATAGATGGTGAAGTAGTAGATGTAAAGACTGCTTCTGGTTTTGCTTTTAAAAAATTTAAAGATGGTACTCTTGTAGAGTCAGATACCTTTGGATACTTAGCACAACTTGCGGGTTATGAAGAAGCAGAACAAACATCTAAAGGTGGGTTCTTAGTTTTAAATAAAGAATCCGGAGAGCTAACTTTATTTAAACCAGAAGAGTTAGATAAACCTAACATCAAAGATAAAATTAAAACAGTCAAGAAAATTATTAAAAGAAAAACACCACCTATCTTTTGTTATGACCCTGTTCCAGAAGGTAAGAGTGGTAATATGAAACTTGCAAGAGAATGTAATTGGTGTCCTTACAAACATGAGTGTCATAAAGAATCAAATGATGGTCAAGGCTTACGAGTTTTTGAATATGCTAAAGGGCCAGTTTACTTTACTGATGTACAGAAAGTTCCAAACGTTCAGGAGATACTATGAATGGTAGAAAATCAAAAGCAATTAGAAAAAAATCTTTAGTCTTATTAGTTGATTGGGTTAAAACTTTAATCCCAGAAGAAGAAGCAAACAAACTTACATTACAACAAGCTTATGATTTAGTTCCAAAAGAAACTCATATTTTTGCCAATGGTAAATTTATGTTATCATCTTTTTCTTTGAAATGGATTATTCAAAAAATTAAAAAATTAATTAAAACTAAAAACTTAAATGACGTAACTGTCGAGGACTTAACAAATGAAATCTGATTTAGAAAAAGCAATTATAGCTATGGGTGAAGTATTAAAAGAAGAAGGTGAATCACTAGATGGTTTTGATAACCAAACACTACAAGACTTATCAACCTTGTTAGCTGCACATGTTGAAGACAAACTAGATAGGGTAGTTCACTAATGCCTAAGAGAGTGCCAAGAAAACCTAGACCTAAAAAGGTTAATGTTCCTAAAGGCTATGATAGTACATGGGAATACAATATACACCAAACAATTTTAAAAGATTGGGCACATCACTTTGAAGCTATCAAATATATTATTGATAAAAAATATGAGGTAGACTTTGTTAAAACATTTCAAGATAAAACTATTTTACTAGAAGCTAAAGGCCGGTTCTGGGACCATGCTGAGTACAGTAAATATGTTTGGATTAGAAAAGCTTTACCAGAACATATGGAGTTAGTCTTTTTATTTCAAAAACCTTTCTCTCCTATGCCTGGAGCTACCATTAGGAAAGATGGAACAAAACGTACCCATGCTGAATGGGCTGAAACAAATAACTTTAGATGGTACAGTGAAGATACTTTACCTAATGATTGGAGAAATGATGAGCTATAAATTTAATGAAGGACATTCAATACAAGAACTTAAAGGATACATTGATGGTACATACAATGAGCACTATGCTTCTGATAAGTATCAAGCAACGGATATAATTATTGACTCCGGACATGGTGAAGGTTTTTGTATTGGAAACATTATGAAGTATGCTAAACGCTATGGAAATAAAGATGGTAAAAACAAAAAAGATTTATTAAAAATATTACACTATGGTATAATTATGTTAGACATACACGATAAGGAAACAAAAAATGATTGAAGATAAAGTAGGTATCAAGGAATATCTTGGTATAAAAATTAATTATAGTAATGAAAAACTATTAGATAAGTTTAGTCTTGACACACTCAAGGATAGATATTTATGGGAGAATGAAACACATGCACAAGAAGCATTCGCAAGAGCATCCGTCTTCGGGGCGACCTACAAAGGTCACACAGATTTTGAATTGGCTCAAAGACTTTACCACTACAGTTCCAATTGTTGGTTCATGTTTAGCACTCCTATACTTAGTAACGGGGGAACAAGTCGTGGGCTTCCTATTAGCTGTTTCCTCAATTATGTACCTGATAGTCGTGATGGGTTATCTGCTCATTATGACGAGAATATATGGTTGGCGAGTTCGGGTGGAGGTATTGGTGGATATTGGGGAGATATTAGAAGTAACGGTATTTCTACTACTCACGGTAGTAAGTCTACTGGTTCAATCCCCTTTATGCATGTCGTAGATTCTCAGATGTTAGCCTTTAACCAAGGCACTACAAGACGTGGAAGCTATGCAGCTTACATGGATATATCTCATCCGGAGATTGAAGAGTTCATTAACATGCGTAAAGAATCTGGTGGTGATATCAATCGTAAGAATCTTAATCTTCACAATGGTATTAATATTACCAATGAGTTTTTGAAAGCTGTTGAAGAAGATGCAGACTTTAGATTAATTGACCCTAAGACTCATGAGCCTACTAAGATTGTAAATGCTAGAGACTTATGGTGGCAGATTATTAATGCTAGAGCAGAGACAGGTGAGCCTTACATGGTTAATATAGATACTTGTAATAAAGCATTACCCAAACAACAAAAAGATTTAGGATTAGAAATTAAACAGAGCAATCTATGTTCTGAGATTACTCTTCCTACTAACGAAGAACGAACAGCAGTGTGTTGTTTGTCTTCAGTAAACTTAGAATACTTTGATGAGTGGAGTGAGAATCCTTTGTTCATTGATGATTTAATTACCATGCTTGACAACGTACTACAACATTATATTGATAACGCTGTCGATACAAATAACTTAGGAGAATATAATGCAAACTTTAAAAGGTTTCAAAAACACATTAAGCCAGGTAAAGAGGGCTTTACTAAATCTGCCTACTCGGCTTATAGAGAAAGGTCGTTGGGTCTCGGTGCAATGGGATTCCATTCGTATCTCCAATCACGCAGCCTTCCATTTGAGGGTATCTTTGCTACGGGCTTTAATTACAAAGCATTTAAACACATTAAAAGACATTCGCTTAGAGCAACTGAACGACTTGCTGATGAACGTGGTGAGTCACCTGATATCAGTGGTAGTGGTAGGCGTAATGCTCATCTACTCGCTGTTGCTCCTAATGCTTCTTCTAGTATCATATGTGGTGGGACATCTCCTTCGATTGAGCCATACAGGGCTAACGTTTATACGCACAAAACTCTCAGTGGTTCGTTCCAAGTTAAAAACAAATACTTAGAAGAAGTATTACAAGACAAGGGATTAAAAAAAGATGAGTTAAATGTTTTATGGAAAGACATTACAGGTAAAGAAGGTTCAGTTCAACACCTTGATATACTAACCGATGAAGAAAAAGAAGTATTTAAAACTGCTAATGAGATAGACCAAATATGGATTGTTGAACATGCAGCTAAACGTCAAGAGTTTATCTGTCAAGCACAGTCAGTAAATCTTTTCTTTACTATACCTACAGCTACAGAGCCCCAAGAAGTACATGACGAATATATGCAGTACGTTAATGATGTACATTGGTATGGTATGAATAAACTTAAATCTTTATATTACTTTAGAACTAATGCTGCTCGTAATGCAGAGAACGTAAACACTAAAGTACAGCGTATTAAATTAGACGATGCTGAATGTATCGCATGTGAGGGATAAATGAAACAATCAGAATTTGAGAATGTATTTAGTCAGAAGTTTTCTGGCTTTACTAGTAGAATGTGGTTAGATTATTGTGATGAACATAAAGACCCATTCTCAAAAACAAAAGATTACGCAGGATACGTAATTGAAAATTTTAAATATTTAGTTAAGAAATTTAACGAGGAGAACAGATGAGCTTATTAGACACAAGAGAATATTACAAACCTTTTGACAACCCGTGGATGTTTGACTACTATGTCTTACAAAACCAAATGCATTGGATGCCAGAGTCTGTACCACTACATACTGATGTAAAAGATTGGCAAGAGTTAGACCCCAAAGAAAAGAACTTACTTACACAAATCTTTAGATTGTTTACTCAATCAGATGTAGATGTAGGTGCAGGTTATGTTGACAGATACATGCGTATCTTTAGAAAGCCAGAAGCTAGAATGATGATGGGTTCGTTTGCTAACATGGAATCAATTCATCAACATGCATACAGCTTACTACTTGATACAGTTGGTATGCCTGAGATAGAGTACAAAGCTTTTGCCGAGTACGAAGAGATGTCAGATAAACATGAGTATGTACATAATATTAAGACTGTAAAAAAAGATAAGAAAAGTATTGCAAAAACTTTAGCAGTCTATTCAGCTTTTACAGAAGGACTACAGTTGTTTAGTAGCTTTGCAATCTTGTTAAACTTCCCACGCTTTGGACGTATGAAAGGTATGGGACAGATAGTTACTTACTCTATACGTGATGAGTCTATGCACGTTGAAGCTATGACTAAATTGTTTAGAGAGTTTATTCAAGAGAACCTGGAGATATGGACAGATGATTTTAAAGGAGAACTATACGAAATATGTAGACAGATGGTAACACTAGAAGACAAATTCTTAGACTTAGTGTTTGATATGGGAGACCTTGAAGGTCTTACCAAGAAAGATATGTATGCTTACAACAGATACATTGCTGATAGAAGACTACTTCAGTTAGGTCTTAAGACCAACTATGACCAACGTGAGAATCCTTTAGGATGGCTAGACGAAGTAATGGGGGTAGAGCATCAGAACTTTTTTGAGGGCCGGGCAACTTCTTATATGAAGGCCGGACTAAGAGGTAGGCAAGATAAAATAACTTTTTCAAAATTGGAGAGTAATAATGGTTAATAAAAATGAAGCAAACTTAGTAAGCTTTAAAGTTTTGTTGACACGAGATAATAAAATAGTAACTGAATTTAGTACGTTACCCCTCGAAATGGTGGATGAAATATTTCCACCAGACGAGAGGGATGTAATTAAATCTATATTAAGAAACGGAAAGTATAAACTTTCTGACTTACATAACTTCTTTCAAAGAGAGTTAAATGTTTTGAAATAACTATCCTGCTAAAGGATTCTTATTCTCTTCTTTAAATATTTTTATATCAGTCTTAACACTTTCGATATCAGCTTTCATACCTGACATATCAGACCTGATAGATTCGAGGTTATTAATCTTAAGTAAGATAGTTTCATCAATAGTTTTATTAATATATTCTACTGATGTTTCTAACGCTTCAATTCTATTGATAACCTCATCAACTCCTTGCTCAGTTTCTTTAGCTTGTTGAGCTTTAGTTTCTAAGTTCTCAATCCTATTGACATAGGTTGCCCCAGTATATCCAAATCCGGCTAGTGTTCCAATGATACTAGCCAATGCAATAAACTGTGTTGTTTTATTTTGTAACCAATCCATAATGTTCTCCTATAATTTTGGTTGTAGTTCTCTCATTTCAATCAAAGTTTCTAAACTCTGACCTGCCATTTGATAAAAGCCTTCGATATTATCTGACAACATATTGTTGGCATAGATATCTGTAGACTCATACCAGGTTTCTTGGTCGGGTAATGTAACTAACCTATAGTTATTAAAGTTAGGAACAAATCCCATGTAAGCTATGATAGTATTTTCTGACCCATACTCACCTGTCTCTTCTTGTTTAGCTTCAACATCATCTTGAGCAGCTTGTAAGTTTTGGGCTATGACATTGGCTACAGTTTGTTCAGCTTCGGTGGCTGATGAATCTGTCGAGACTGATACATCTATTTGACTTTGTAAAGTTTGAGTAGGTGTTGTATTGACTGCGACACTCGTTGTCTCAACTGTCTCAACTTCAACACTTGTAGAGCTTGTAACACTTGCACTCATGTCTAATACTTGATTGTTTTGTGCAGTAGAAGATGCAAATTGTTCAGAAATACTAGGTGAATTACTGGTGCTTACACCACCTCCAGAATTAGATGATGATACGCTAGAAGCTCCTGTCGTGCCACCTGTGGCATGGATAGAATTACCTGATGTAGTTCCACTCACACTAGCTTGAGCTGT